GATTAACCCTCCCCGCACATTTTATTTTGGTAAGCGTAATGACATGACTGCTACTGAACCCGTTATGTCTGGCTGAACACATGTAACGCTGATTCAGGACCAACATGTTGTTCCGCTTATTCAAAATACTATGGCTTGCTTGCAAAGAGTCGCAAGTTAAGTTTTTAGTTTCTGACCAAACCCCTTACATGACCATGCCTTGATCCGGCGATGGTATCATATAAATAAAGACTATGATCATCTTCTATTTCACGCCAAGAGATAGTAGATACATTTTGTACATACTACAAAAGAACATAAATACATTTGGCGATGTTTTACTTCCTTTCATTCAAAAGGTTGAATCCAAAATGGTATTAGAAGGATACACTTAATTCATTTTGTCACTTTTAGAATTTATTCTATTAGTAAGAAGGCTACGATTTTAGTTTCTCTGGTGACGAGCCAGTTGCTAATTTCGCGTCCGTCATCCCCGACGTACCCTGGGATGCCTGGAGCCGGGTAGGCGCCTAAGTTGCGCACGTTTAGACGCAGCCTCAACGAACTGACGAATAGTGAGGTCCCGTAAATTATGCATGCGATGCCACTAATTTAAGGAAAGCTAGCTATTGGAATGACGTTTGAGAGATTCTCTGCGTTAGCTTAACAGACAATCATAATCGATTGGGCGCGTGTTACGATAAAGTACTGGTCCACTCGCAACAAAGGACTTAGGAGACCATTCTTCCAATTATGATAAAATTAGCCTTGACACAAATAAATTCCGTACTCACTAGAGTTTCTTCTTTTCTTTCAGATAGTCTGGTTGATGAACGCAGCCCAAGTTTGCGGTTGCGTAATCAATCGATCTTTCTGGCCCTTCTTTGTACTCTGAACATATATTTCTTTGTTGACCATTCTCATATTGAGATGGTTCACGTCGGATATATTGAAAAGTACTTGGGAGGTAAATTTATCTGGATTCTTGTGAATCAGTGTGCTTTCATACTGACTCCATATATTCTCACGAAGTTTTATTTTGATTCCAGAGATGGTCCTTGGATAGGGAGACGTCGTTTCCCCATTCTTTTGACTATCATACTTTGTAATTTTGAGGGCATGATGCTTTTTATATCCATTTGCTTGGTTCCTCTTCATCTTATTGCTGTTAGCAACAAATTGGAAAGGATCTACCGAAGGAAATGTAAGATACGTGCTGACCGCAGGTATCGTGAATTCAAAATACAAAACCAACAAATTACTGCAAATGACAAATCCCATTCTGAACATTCTGATTCTCCTCCTGTTGAAGTAGATAGATTACAGTGTGGTTATTTTGATGCACTCCCCGATGAGATATTGAAACATGTTTACAGTTACTCATATCCTACCAGAGAAATCCTTTTGGAATTTCTTCGCAGGGATATTGAGAACCTGAATGCAAATTCTTTCCCCCTGGGGAGACCCCACATGGAGCCCATTTTGGTTCCTGTTCGTCTATTGAGTGAATATAGCAGTGAAAACTTGCAACATTATATTCATTTGAACGATTTGGCAACTGAAGCTATCTCTATGGCCCTTCCTGGTGACATAGCGAAAGCTGGTGCTTTTCATGTAGGTCGTTGGGTAAATATCAATGAGCGTTTTGCTCCAGAGAATAACTCATTGGCCGAACTTACTCGATTTCTAGGATCATTCTATGTTGGAGCTATTGAAGATGATGTTCTTCCCTCCATAACAGAACATCAGGATATCCAAATTGAAATCTTAAGAGATATGTGGTGTTCATCAAATACTATGGTTTCATTAGAAGGCCGAAGAATAGTAGATGGCAAGATACAGTCCCTGATTGAATCTTCCAATAAGTTACCAGATGATTTATTTCATCTTGGTGAATCTTTGGGATTATTTTTCAATGACATATCAAACTGTTATACATATCAACAATGGACATTCGCAGTAATGCGTTTGATCAAAATGATTTCCACAGATAGCGTCTGTGTTAAACTTTTCAAATCTGAAACCTTTCGTGTTGCTATGAAATCTTGTGAAGAGATTTTCACTCGCGAGAGGAAAGAGGAAATGGAAGTTCGATTTCAAGACGTGGACGTTGAGTTCCAAAATGTGGAAGTTCAATTTCAGGGACTTGATGAACCTGAAGACGTATCACCTTTAGAGGACGGGGTCCGTTCAGGGAGGAATCTTTTAACCTTTCTCGAACAATTTAAGAGTTCCCCGATTGCTAAGAAAGTTTACAAACTTATTATGTATTGTCTTTCTTTTGCTACATTTGAAGGTGTAGGAATCGATTTCAATTCTTTTGGATATACTGTTTTCGAGGCCGAGGCTATCAGGAAGAAATTCTCGAGTGCTGGCGGTTTCGTCCATGCAGTATGCGATTCCATTCTCTTTCTCTTTGAGAAGGGAATTCAAATCATCAAAACTGGTTCTGTCGATTGCATCATACATTCAGGTGACAGTTACCGTGCCTTCGCTGATGAAGTGGCTCTTCTGAAGCGACAAGCACAATTCTTATCAAATCCTGAGCCTCAAGGCTTCTCTGAGCACGAGTTTTTTGCTCGCTTGGAGAATGCTATTGATCAAGGTGGTGCTATTTCTCGGTACGATACCCATATGACGAGTCTTGAGAAGAGGATTCATAGTAGTTATTGTAGTGATTTGATGTTGCTGAAAGCAACTTGCATAAGTAAACAATCAACACGCAATCAACGAAAAGTTCCTTTTTCTTTGCTCATATATGGTGATTCTGGCATTGGGAAATCCTCAATTTTGAGGATCTTGTACATTCATTTTTGTAAAGTGAACAATTTGCCAGATGAAGATCATTATATGTATCTGAAGAATCCCGCAGCGAAGTTTTGGGATGGTTTCAACACATCTTGTCACACAATTGTGCTTGATGATGTCGCTTTTATGAACCCAAATATCGCTCCTAATGGAGATACAACTCTAATGGAGGTTATCCAGATCATTAATGGTATGCCATTTGTACCGGATCAAGCAGACCTGGCGGACAAAGGACGGACTCCTCTGCGAGCCAAGTTTGTTATTGCCACAACAAATACGAAGAATCTGAATTCTCACAAATATTTCAGTCACCCTAGTGCTGTCCAACGGCGCTTTCCTTTTATTATCACTCCTACTGTTAAAGAAGAGTATAGGAAGAAGGGTGAGGCTACCTTGGATTCTACTAAGGTGCCTGAAGTGAGTGAGGAGGAATATCCTGATCTCTGGGACTGGAATGTAGCTTATGTTGCTCCAGTTTCAGTAAATAATTCAGATGTCAAACTCTCTAAACCAAAAGAAATTGCCACTTTTTCGTCAGTGTATGATTTTCTGCACTGGATGACTAAAGCAATTCAAGACTTCAATGAGGATCAAGGAAAAGTCGTCAATTCTATGGAGGCTCTTCGAAAAGTAAAGACATGTGAAGCTTGCTTTTTACCTCACTGTAGATGTGAACTACAGGGTCAAAAATTGGTTGCCTTTTCTATCTTTGCATACATTGCAATTCTTCAGTACTATGCTCTTAAAGGAATCTGGGTTTCTCTTGTAGTTATACACCAACTCACTGGTGTGTGCATTATTGGGCAACTCGTGGATTATCTTGAGGCGCATCTTATTGGAAAATTCAGAAAATTCTTCACCAGGGAATGTAGACAAGCCTATTATCGCCTGGGAAAGAAAATTTCTGAAAATATGGGTTTTGACCTCTTCCAGAAGTTTGTGGTTGCCGCTAGCATCCTATCCTCACTGGTGTACTTATATACTAGTAGGAAACCGAGTGGTAGTGGATTCCAGAGTATGGACGACCTGTCCCAAGGAAAACAACCCAAACCTAAGGAAAATGAGAGACCTGATGTGTGGTATCAGAGTGAGTTCAATTTGAGTTCCTTTGAGCTATCCCGACAAAGCCTGTCTTCGAATTCTTTTTCACCCGAAGGTTTTACTAAACTCGTATCGAAGAGTCTATTGAACTTTCGTGTGTATCACAAGAGCGGACTCAAGCAGCGTGGACGCATGTTTTGTCTCAAAGGTTTTTACTACGTTACAAACAATCATTTGGTTCCGGATCAAAATGTCCCTTTCGCTATGGATTTGATTGCCAACTCTTCTGAGAATGGTGTCAATGAGAATCGGACAGTATATCTTTCGGAAGTAGATATTATACGTATACCCGAAAAAGATCTTGCTGTGTTGTGTCTCAAATCTCTCCCTCCTAGGAGAGGTCTGAGTAGATTTCTGCCAAAAGAGGATATAGATGTCAAACATAATGGTCACTATATTGGTAGATCTCTTGATGGAAAAGTAGAGTGTAGGTCCATGGGACCTGTGGTCAAATACAGGAATCTCTATTTGAAACCTTTAAAGATAAGTACAGATACTTTGGCATGCAAAGGAAAAGAGCCTACCAGAGATGGTGATTGTGGAACTTGCCTATTTTTACAGACTCCTAAGGGATACGTGTTATATGGTTTTCATTCCATGATCGCTACTGCTGGAGAAGCTCTCTCCTTATGTATAACCTTGAAAGATTTCGCCGAGATTCTTAAAAACGTAAAGATGTGTGTTCCAGGAGAACCATTACTGTCAGCACCTAGTGCCCCACAGGAATTGGGATCTCTGCATCATAAATCTGTGTTTCGATACATAGAAGATGGAACTGCTAATGTGTATGGCTCTCTTAAGGGTTTTCGCCAAGCCCCAAAAAGTAGAGTGGCCGACACTCCGATGAGCAAATATCTTGTTGATGAAGGATATACCACCAAGTATACCCGACCTGTTATGAAAGGCTGGGAACCTTGGAGAATTGCAGCCAAAGATATGGTTGCAACTGCTACACGCATCGATTCAACAGTACTTGAAGTCTGCAAGCATGCCTATATGAGGGATATTATTAAGTCCTCATGCAAGCATGATTTTGAAGATCTTTTTGTTCTGGATGATTTTACGACTGTAAATGGTGCGCCTGGTGTCAAATCCATTGATAAGATGAAGAGGAATACCTCAGCTGGTTTTCCTTTTAAGCGGTCCAAGAAATTCTTTCTGAAACTTGTGCCCCCTGAACATGGGGTCCAGGATCCAGTAGAAGTCTCGCAAGAGATTTTAGATCGCAGTGAAGCCATGATTGAAGCCTATTTACGTGGCGAAAGAGCTCATCCAATATTCACAGCACATTTGAAAGATGAGGCTGTGAGTTTCTCTAAAGCGAAGAGGAAAAAGACTAGAGTTTTCACTGGGGCACCAATGGATTGGAGTCTCGTGGTACGAAAGTTTTACCTTTCCGCTGTGAGAGTCATACAAAACAACAGGTTAGCTTTCGAAACTGCTGTTGGAACTACTGCACAATCCCGTGAATGGGAGGGTTTATATAAATATGTGACCCGCCAATCCGAGGAAAATGTGGTAGCTGGGGATTTTGGCGCCTTCGATAAAAAGATGCCTCCCCAGTTTATTCTTGCAGCGTTCGAGATCTTGATTGAAATGTGCTCCCTCTCTGGAAACTTTGAGGAAAAAGACTTTCAGATTATGTGGGGTATAGCTATTGATACAGCTTTCCCCACTGTTGATTTTAATGGTGATTTGGTGGAGTTTTATGGTAGTAATCCATCTGGACATCCACTCACCGTCATTATCAATTCATTGGTTAACAGTTTATATATGCGATACGTCTTTGTGATGTTAAGTCCGCATGTACCTGTCACCCAATTTCAAGATTTTGTCTCGCTTCTAACTTACGGTGATGACAATATCATGAGTGTTTCTTCTGAGACACCGTGGTTTAATCACACCGCAATTGCTAATGTTTTTGCTGATATGGGTATTAAATACACCATGGCAGATAAGGATGCCGAGTCTGTTCCTTACATCCATATAATTGAAGCTAGTTTTCTTAAACGAACCTGGCTATGGAATGAAGAACTGAATTGTCATCTGGCCCCGCTTGACCATGACTCCATTGAAAAGAGTTTAATGGTCTGGGTTGCCTCACCTGTTATTGGTGAAGAACAGCAGTGCATTGCAATAATTGCTTCTGCCATTCGGGAATATTTCCAATATGGCAGGGAGGAGTTTGAAGCAAGGACAAAGCTACTAAAAGAACTTGTTCGGAAAATGAATCTCGACATTTGGGTGGAGGCATCCACTTTTCCTTCGTGGAAGACATTAGTCGAGGAGTATGACAAAACGAGTTTAGCAATAGCTTACTCTGAACATGATAGGAGTAAATGTTCATTAAAATAAAAGTACCCCGGGTGTTTAACAACACATCCGTTAAGCAAAATTGTTCTTATTGGCAGTGACTGCACTTCCCATATATCCTCTATGGGAGTGAGAATGGGTCAATTCGAAACTCACCAGGGCGATCCCCGAAGTCTCTATTTAGAGAAGGATTGGTTAGTTCCATGAGGAGACCCAGTCATTGCATTGGAGCGACGTAATAGACTGATATAGTGCTCCAGCAAACAATATATTAAGAATGATGGTAATCCATCTGGGGTCGAATCTCTCAGACTCCACCAAAATATGAGAGATGGAATGACGATTGAAGGTAGACTTCAATCCGAGATGATACAGGAGAATTCCTCATCCGCGAGTACTAATCAGCAAGAAGTTACAAACTTTGTTGCTGATGAGGACGACGGGGAGATTGTGGATTTCTCTATAAGAAAGAATTTCCTTATGTCTGGGAATGATACAAATGCCGCTCTGGCTGACTTTCTCAAACGTCCTATACTGATTCACACTCAGACATGGACGGAAGGGACTGCTTTAGATCCAGCTACGCATAATTTCCTACCCTGGCATTTATGGTTGTCGACCACTTCTGCTAAAAACAAATTGCAAAATTACATGTTCTTAAGAGGTGATTTGCACCTTAAGGTTATTATCAATGCTTCTCCATTTTATTATGGTATGGCAATGCTTTCTTATGCTCCGCTTAATGGCTTTGAATCACCAATTGTTGGTGCCTCTGGGTCTACGGCGTACAATGTGGGCTATTCCCAAAGACCCCACATTAAAATTCTTCCCCAGAACAATACTGGAGGTGAGTTAATATGTCCTTTCTTCTATTATAAAGAATGGTTGGACATAACTTCATCTGCAGATGTTCAAAATATGGGGAAGTGTAGATTCACCTCTTTTGGTGATCTACTAAATGCGAACAGTGTTTCTGGCTCAGATGTAAATATGTCAGTGTTCGCATGGATGGATAATCTTCAATTGGCTGGTCCTACAGCTACTGGTGTTTTGCAAGCAAAAGACGAATATGAAGAGGATGGACCAGTATCTAAACACGCTTCAGCTATTGCAAGAGCTGCAGGAATGTTGTCTAATGTGCCTGTACTCGGCAGCTTCTTTACTGCTACTTCTTTGGTGGGTAGTAAGGTTGCAGGAGTAGCTCGTGTGTTCGGATTTACTAATGTACCAGTTATTGAGGATGTACATTCATTCAAGAATCAGCCCCTGCCTCAATTGGCATCTGCTGATATTGGCACATCTATCGAGAAGTTGACTCTTGATGCAAAGAATGAATTAACCGTCGATCCCAAGGTTATGGGTATTGATGTCGATGATGAGCTAAATGTAGCCAACTTCTGCGGAAGGGAAAGTTTCCTTTCCGATTGCACCTGGGATGCAACAGATGCTAGTGGCACCAATATCATGTGGCTAAGAGTAAATCCAACTCTTAGTCGCATTGTTTCTGGTACCGGAGAGAAGTTGGTCTACGATACACCTATGGGACATGCTTCACGATTGTTCAAGTATTGGAGAGGTGACATTACCTTCCGATTTATGATTCTGTGTTCGCAATACCATAGAGGTCGATTAAATATCTTTTGGGATCCGCAAGGAGCCCATTCTGCCACGATGGGAGAGGTATATAATGAGATTATTGACATTGGTGAGTGTCAGGACATCAGTATTACTGTGCCCTATATGCAAGCCACTGCCTTTTTATCTCTTGGTGAATCTTTTGATGAGAATGAAGATTGGAGTAACACATCTGCTATTACTGGAGATTCAAAATCTAATGGTCTACTTGTTGTACAAGTTCAGACTGTTCAAAGTTCACCTATTGCTTCGGCTCCTATCAAAGTTTTGGTCTTCGTTAAAGGAGAACCTAACTTTGAATTGGGCGGACCTACATCTCTTACCCCTATTATTTCGCCTTACCAAGTTCAATCTCTTACAGAGACTGGACCAAGAAAGGTTACATTTGGTGGTATGAGTTCGACGGCTGATGATAGAATTAATCTTCTTTATCAAGGAGAGTCTATTAAAAGCTTTAGAACTCTATACCGGAGATCTACTCTAAATGGGATGTTGTCTCATACGATAACACACTCGGCTTCGGATGAGTTGAATTCGTTAGAATTTATCGTTCCACGAAGACCAAGATATCCAGGGTTCGATTTAAATGGCTTTGATTCTGCCACTGGCGTAGTCTCTGCAATCACGGAAAACTATAATTGGGTTTCGTGGGCACCAATGACATGGTTTGATCAATGTTTTATTGGTAGCAGAGGCTCCGTGAATTGGCAAATTGAGCCTGTTTCAAAAGAACTTTACCCTGTCATAATGGCATCTCGAAATTGTGTTTCAACTTTGAGTAATGCAGCTTATGATGGTTCTGAAGTAACGGGTACCACGAGTGATACGTGTAGACGTGCTATTTTTAAAAATAGGACTATACACGGACTCAGTGGTATGGCAGCTTCTCGACAAGATGATATGAGTAGTGTTGCGGTGGTAGCACCAATGTACTCTCAATATAAAATCTTGGAGACAGCTCCTGCTAAGAGAAATACGGGATATACATCGACCGACTCCGATCATGATGGATTAAACATCACATTGAATCACCAGCCTATTAATACTGGTGATACAAATATTGCACATGTATATATGTGGGTTTCTGCAGGAGCAGATTATTCTCCTGTGTTCTTTTTGAACGTACCTACTTTGTACTTGTACAATTCAATACCAGCCGCACCATGATCGGTGTAAATAAACTATCTGAACGGTGGATAGTTTTCCTCATTGAGGTTTTTGGCGTATAGCAAATCGTTGGAATATAATCTTTGTGTGTAACAAGTTTTACACCTCGGATAGCGACCCGGGCGGGTTTTTGTAGTCCAGCGTTTTGCTGGAGGAAATTTTCCCAAAAATACGGGCGCCGTTATATTTCGATGTTTGCTAGACGTAGACCGAC